AAAAAAGAAAGTATGACAATTTAAAAGGCGACCAAATTGACATAAATGATAATGCGTGGCAAATGGCAGAACAAATTGTTAGACGTCATTATACAGATGAAGATGTTGAAAAAGCATACTATCTTCAAAACAAGTTTGAAAATGTTTCGACTATTGCAAAAGATAGTTGCTTTCATTTTCATTATCTTGGAACAAAAGAAAAAACAAACTACAATGGCGAAAAAGAAATAGAAGAAAATGTGCCAATAGAAAAACATTTTGATTTTAGATTAAATGGTTCTATTGATACTGAAAATAACTATTCTCAAAATAGAGATTTGGCTTATGGCTTTGCTTTGTTTCGAGATGAAATCAATGCTCAGGAAGATTGCAACGCAGATATCTTAATTGAACAAGCTGACAAAGATGACAACCCTCACAAAAGAAAGTTTGTTGAGAACAACGAAAAATATCTTGGATTGAGTGGTGGAAGAAATAACGAAACCAAGTATGGTCGAGAGTGGAATGAAAAATATCAACTTGATTTAATTGGTAGAGATTATTGTAGAGATAGGTCTATTGCTTGTACTGAACAAGAATTTAATTTTTTAATTTCTTGGAAAAAAGCAAAAGCAAACTTTGTCATGGCTCACGAAAAATGGATTGAAAGCATTTTAAAACAAATGAAAGAAATTAAAGTTGGTTTAAAAGGCTACAAATATTTAGACGAGGCTATTGAATTAGCAACTGAACTTGGATTGGATATTAAAGACCATGAGATAATCAGAACTAACTCAACAGGCTTAACTATTTACAATCCTAAAAATCTTGCAGATAGAATAAAAGGCATGAAAAATAAGAGGGAAAAAACAAGAGAGGAAAAGATAGCAGAACGTGTTGCATATATGCAACAATCTGAAAAAAATGTGGATAACTTAAATTAAGTTGTTGCAATTAATATGGGATTAATATAACTTAATCCCATATACAAAAAGTATATAGAAAGAGAAAAAACAATGATAGACAATAAACCATTCACAATCACTTATTATTCTGCGAGTGATAAAAAGCATATTACAAGAAATGCTTTGTGGACAGACCAATGCAAATATTGGGTGTCAAAAAGTGGAAGATTACTAATGACTTATTTTGATGTAGACCAAGACGGATATAGAACTGCATCAGATAGTTGGAAAGTGAGGTTGTAATTATGAAACCAAAAACACAAATGGAACAATTAGATGATAACTTCACAATTTCGGATAAACAATTAATGATATTAATTGAAAGTTTATTTGAAATGGTCAAGGACAATAATAAACTTATTAATCTTTTAGATAAGAGAATTAAGTTATTAGAAAGCGAGGACAAATAATGGATAAAAAATATCTAGTTATAGAACAACATAAATTTGATATCTTTAAAGATGATTGGACAATTAAATTTGCTGAGGTAGATGAAGATACTGCCTTTCAAAAATTAGTTGCTCTAAGAACTTTAAACGAGGACAAGAAAAAAATTTATTACATAGTTAATATGGAATATCTTTGGAAAAAAGATGAGCCGTTAGTATTAACTGATGAAGTAAATACAGAGGACAAACAACAAACGTTGTTTTAATCTTTCGTACTCGGTGGGGGTGAGGCTAATCCCCACCAAGTATCTGGGATAAATCCCATAGTCTATGCAAAAACTGCAATGCAATTTTTGCATACACTTACTCCCACAATATCCCATGCAAAAACTGCATAGCTCGAGGGGGCTTGTTTCCGGGCGGGCCCACCCCAGAACCAATAGAGGTACCAGACTGATTAGCTTTTTTCTTTTCTATTATAGAACCCAACACCCCCTCTGACGCAAAGGGGTCCCAGAGCCAATATATATTGCTGAATTCAAACAGTTAAGGTATACTTTTGAAATCACTTTTTTAAATATGAGTTCTGAAAAAAATATTATAAAAATTTCTGAGGACGACTTAAAAAAACATTTATCAGAAGATGAGCTTACTGATTATCTAGAAAACCAAGAAGCTATAAAACTAGAAGAAGTAACTCCTGAAATTAAAAATGATTTTCTAAGTTTTGTAAAATATGTTTGGCCTGAATTTATTCAGGGCTCACATCACAAAAGAATTAATAAAAAATTTAATGACCTCGCACAGGGGAAAATTAAACGTCTGATCATAAACATGCCGCCAAGACATACAAAGTCGGAGTTTGCCTCATACTTACTCCCGGCATGGATGATCGGTAAAGATCCAAAATTAAAAATTATTCAAGCAACACACACTGCAGATCTTGCTGTAGACTTTGGGCGTAAAACTAAAAATTTGGTTGATGACTCAAATTACCATCAAGTTTTTGACACAAGACTCATGGAAGATTCTCAGGCCGCTGGTAAGTGGAAAACAGAACAAGGTGGTGAATATTTTGCAGCTGGTGTTGGTGGAGCAATCACGGGCCGTGGTGCCGATCTCCTGATCATTGATGATCCACACAAAGAACAAGATATTAGAAAAGATAGTAAGTCTTTTGACAAAGCATGGAACTGGTATACTTCAGGTCCACGTCAGCGTTTACAACCAGGTGGTCGTATCGTAGTTGTAATGACACGTTGGTCTACAAAAGATCTTACCGGACAATTACTCAAGGCTCAGGGAGAAGAAGGATCAGATGAATGGGAAGTTGTAGAACTACCAGCGATACTTCCAAATGGGAATCCTGTGTGGCCAGAATATTGGAGTGTAAAAGAATTAGAAAAGACTAAAGCATCTATACCTGTATCAAACTGGAATGCACAATACATGCAACAGCCAACGGCAGAAGAAGGTGCGATTATCAAAAGAGACTGGTGGAGAGATTGGACAGGAGAACACCCACCTAGAATTGTTTACAAAGTTCAAAGTTACGATACAGCATTTTTAAAAAAAGAATCTGCCGACTTTAGTGCGATAACGACATGGGGAGTCTTTGAAGATGAAGACCATGGTTATGGTATTATATTACTCAACGCTTTCAAAGATAGGTACGAGTTCCCTGAGCTCCGACGCGTGGCTCATGAAGAGTATCTCTGGTGGCGTCCTGATATGGTATTGGTTGAGGCAAAAGCCTCTGGAATCCCATTAACATCAGAATTAAGACGAATGGGTATACCCGTAATTAACTTTACACCAAGCAAAGGAAATGATAAACACGCTAGAGTAAACTCTGTTTCTCCGCTCTTTGAGAGTGGAAAAATCTGGGCTCCTATGCATGAACACTTTGCACAAGAAGTTGTTGAAGAGTGTGCAGCGTTTCCGCATGGTGACCACGATGACTACGTTGATAGTACAACGCAAGCATTGATGAGAATACGACAAGGCGGGTTGATAGCTCACCCTGAAGATGAGAAGGACGAGCCGTTACCTGACCGAAGACAACTGGAGTATTATTAAAATGGAATTTGAAACTTATGAAGATGTAATTGACGCCTTTGAAAGAGACAACATGGGTTACAATACTCTGACAGATTATATCAAAGGTGAAAATATTAAAATTAAAGAAATAGACATGAGTCCACTAGACGACCTTAAAAATACTCTAGGGTCCAGGAACCAGGACTCAGGGATCATGTCAACTGAAGATGCTCAACTAGTATCTTTTAATGATCCAAGAGGAATGGATTCTCCATCTAAAGAGAGTTTTATAGAAGAAAGAGGGATGGCTTCTCCATCTGGTGACAGCGATACTTTTATAGAAGACAAAGGATCTTTAGCTTTTGACTACCGAGATCCAAATTTAGTTGATGAGTATGAAAAATATGTTTATGAAATGTTAGAACAAGGTCTAGAGCCAATGTCTTTTGAACAGTTTAGATCAATGGCTTTAGCTGGTGAAGCAAAAGCACCACCAGTAGAAGAAGTAGAAGAAGAACAAATCAAAGAGAAAAAAGTAATCACACTAGCACAAGGCGGCATAGCAAATTTACTGGAGGGCTAGTATGGTACTAACTCCTGCCCAAAGAGCATTAGCATACGCTAAAAGAGATGCAGATGGTGTAGCATCACAATTAATCAAAGAAAAAAAATTTAAAGAACTTGTTGATAAGATTTTTGAAACAGGTGATTTTAATTTATTTAAAGCTGAAGTAACAGACGCTCAAAAAAGATTTGCTGAAAAAAGAGGTTTGACTAGAAAAGGCACGGGAATAATTCCGGCTCAATATATTAAACAATTTAATCAAGCCATAGCTGCAGGTGTTGACTCTCCAGAGTTTAAAAACATATTAAGAATAACCGGTAGATCTACGGAAGATATTTTAAAATTAAACGAACTAAGACCCGGCGGTAAAGTTGGTGTAAAAATTAGATCCGAAGCCGCTGCAGAATCTTTTCCAGAGTCTAGAAAAAAAACAGAAGAACAAAAATTAGAATCCAAAAAGAAAACTAAAGAAACAAGAGCTACAAAAGCAGCAGTTGGCACAAAGTATGCAAGTGAAGCAGAGCTAGAAAGATTTAAAATTGTAAATAAACAAAAGAAAAAATTAAATGATTTTTTTAAGAATAAACCTAACGCCATAAACAATACAGAGTTTGGTAAAGAAATAAAAAAATTAATGGATGTTAGAATTGATAAAGATGGAAATTTTTTTCAAAAAACAAGACCCGATAGTTATTATGTAGAGAAAGCAAAAAAAGGTCTAATCTTCGACCTATTTGATATTAATAAAATAGACAAAGGTCAACGTATAACAAAACAAACTATTAACTTAAATATTACACCTTCTCAATTTAACGAGGGATTTATAGAGGGACAGGTTGATAGATATTTTAAACCTGGTGGAAGATTAGAAGGTCAAACCGATAAATTAAAAAATATTGATGAGTATTTAAAAAGCCTTGGAGTCAAGGTTGATATTGGTGATGTTGGTAGAATAGGAGGAGGTAATAAAGTTTTTTATGAAAGTGCAACAGGAAAGTTTCCACATATTTATGATACATTAAAAAATATGAAAATACCTGACCCACTATTAACAGATATAAACCCTACGATAAATATAGCTGGGGTTACAACAGCAGACAAAATACCTAGACCGGAAAAAGCTTTAGAAAAAGAAATGTTTAAAACTGCGTTCAAGAAATACGATCACCATGATCCTTCAAGTTATTTGTCTGATAAAAATCAATACGATAATTTTTTAAAAGAAGAGATAAAAGAAACTAAAACTTTTGGTAAGGCGACCGAACAAATTAAAGATTTGGATATACCAAAAGGAACTTTACTAAAAGCTTCGGCTAAAGGTATTCTAAGAGCTGTATCACCGTTTATACCTTTTGTAGGTGCGGTAGGTGTAGGACTTGGTATATCTGATGCAGCTAAAGCAGCAGAACGTGGACTAGAAAATGAAGAGCTAGGAATAGCTTATTTACTAGGTCCAGAGCTAGCTCAAAAATATTCAGATCTAAAAGATAGGGGGTTTAATTTTGATAAAACGACTGACTACGACGATACCTCCGCTTAGAGGTCCCAACCCACAGGGGTTGAATATTAAACTAAAACAGCCTATAGTGGTCCAGAACTCGGAGAAAATAAATGGCAGAAATAGACAAAGCTTTACCAAACGTAGAGCAAACAATAAAAACGCCTAGTGAAGAAGAACTTCAGGCAGCGGAACAAGTAAGTATTAAAGAACAAATCGGACCTGAAGATGTAAAAATCGAAGAACAGGAAGATGGATCTGTTGAAATAAATTTTGATCCTGAAGCAGTTAACCAACCAGGTGGCGAAGGTCATTTTGATAACCTGGCTGATTTATTACCGCCAGATATTTTAGGACAGCTTGGCTCTACTTTATTTGAGTCTTACGAAAATTATAAAAATTCTAGAAAAGATTGGGAACAAAGTTACGCAAAAGGTTTAGACCTTTTGGGATTTAAATATGAAAACAGAACACAACCTTTTCAAAATGCAAGTGGTGTTACTCACCCGGTTTTAGGTGAAGCAGTCACTCAGTTTCAAGCACAAGCTTACAAAGAATTACTTCCAGCAAATGGACCAGTGCACACTCAAACAATGGGTGCACCGAGTAGACAGAAAGAAGATCAGTCTGTCAGAGTAAAAGACTTCATGAACTATCAACTCATGAATGTGATGAAAGAGTATGAACCCGAGTTCGATCAGATGCTTTTTTATCTCCCTCTTAGTGGCTCTGCCTTTAAGAAAGTTTATTACGATGAACTTCTAGGCAGAGCTGTATCAAAGTTCGTGCCATCAGATGATTTGATTGTACCATACACTGCAACTTCAATTGAAGATGCAGAAGCTGTTGTACATAGATTAAAGATGTCAGAAAATGATCTAAGAAAAAAACAAGTGTCAGGTTTTTATAGAGACATAGAAATAAATCCTGGTTACTCACAAGAAACAGAAGTTGAGAAAAAGGAAAGAGAGTTAGAAGGAGTTACAAAAACTAGAGAAGAAGAAATCTTCACTGTTTTAGAATTCCACACAAATTTAGATCTAGAAGGATTTGAAGACAAAGATACAGCTGGAGACATGACTGGAATTAAACTTCCATATATTGTAACTCTAGATGCAGGTAGTAGAGAAGTTCTATCTATAAGAAGAAACTATCAACCAAACGATCCGTTAAAAAAGAAAATAGAATATTTTGTTCATTTTAAATTTTTACCGGGTTTAGGTTTTTATGGCTTTGGTTTAATACACATGATCGGTGGTCTATCAAGAACAGCGACTAATGCATTAAGACAGTTAATAGACGCAGGTACATTTTCAAATATGCCTGCAGGTTTCAAACAACGAGGTATTCGTGTTCGAGACGAAGCAAACTCAATTCAGCCTGGAGAGTTCAGGGATGTAGATACACCTGGTGGAAACATCAGAGATGCGTTTATGCCTTTACCTTTCAAAGAACCATCACAAACATTATTACAATTAATGGGAATTGTGGTTCAGGCCGGACAGAGATTTGCCGCCATAGCTGACATGCAGGTCGGTGACGGCAACCAACAGGCAGCTGTTGGAACGACCATAGCCCTGTTAGAGCGTGGCTCCCGGGTCATGTCAGCCATTCACAAAAGAATGTATGTGGCGATGAAACATGAGTTTGAATTATTAGCTGGTGTTTTCAAAACTTACTTGCCTCAAGAATATCCTTACGATGTTGTTGGTGCACAAAAAAATGTTAAGGCTACAGACTTTGATGACAAGATAGATATTATACCTGTTGCTGATCCAAATATATTTTCACAATCACAAAGAATAAGTTTAGCACAAACAGAATTACAACTTGCAATGTCAAATCCACAAATGCATAATTTGTACGAAGCATATAGAGACATGTACGAAGCTGTTGGTGTAAAAAATATAGATTCAATTTTGCCACCACCACAACAACCCATGCCAATGGATCCAGCGGCAGAAAATATTATGGCAATGTCAGGAAAACCGTTCCAAGCTTTTAAAGGACAAGACCACAGAGCACACATTACAGCTCACTTAAACTTTATGGCTATGAATTTAGCAAAAAATAATCCTGTAATTACTGGTGCGTTAGAAAAAAATATTTTTGAACACATTTCTTTAATGGCTCAAGAGCAATTAGAGTTAGAATTTACTCAAGAGATACAACAAATTGCACAATTACAACAAGCAATACAGATGAATCCGCAACTTCAACAAGATCCGCAGATTCAACAACAGATTTTAACGCTTACAACTCAGATGGAATCTCGAAAAGCTAAATTAATTGCAGAAATGATGAGAGAATTTAGACAAGAAGAGCAAGAAATCATGGGAATGTTCGGAAATGATCCTGTTGCACAACTAAAAGCAAGAGAATTAGACCTAAGAGCTATGAATGATAGCGTTAAAAGAGAGCAAGACCAAGAAAAAATCAATTTAGATAGGTCTAAACAGCTAATGGGCCAAACACAATTTGATGAAAAGCTTGCACAAAACGAACAATTAGCAAATTTAAGAGCTGATACGTCATTAACAAAGCAAGCAATGAGTCAAGCATCAAAAATGCAGAACGATTTGATGAAAATGGCAGACGTTGAGATCTTGAAAGGTCCAAAAAGATAATATAAGGAGAAACTATGACAAATAAAAATACAAAAGATCCAAAAGTTACTCCAGAATTGGGTGCAGACAAAGATGGTATGCAAAAAGGCGGCATAGTCATCCAAACTACTAACCCAACTGAGTCACAAACTGTGGATGTTAAAGGTACTAAAAGAATTAGACCTGAGAAAAAACCTGTAAAGGCTACTTGGTACTAAATCATGTGGTTATCGGCAATTAAATTAGCCGTCTCTGCTGGAAGTAAGATTTATGCCAACAAGCAGAAGGCGAAAGTCGCTATGTCCGATGCACAATTGTTGCACGCAGAGCGTCAGGCCCGAGGTGAGGAAGCTTATCAGGGTAAATTGTTAGAAGCACGTCAAAACGACTACAAGGACGAGTTCGTTTTGGTAATTTTAAGTGCGCCCATAATTGTGCTCGCTTGGGGAGTCTTCTCGGACGATCCGGTGGCGTTAG